TTAATTCTATCTCTATCTTCTTTTTCTAATTCTATAATATAATTAAGTTGCATTTGTGACCTAATTAATCTGTATAATACACCATTAGGTCCTTTACTTTTATAATCTCTTGTTGCGCCAAAGTAAGCATGGTCCATATAATAAAAAGGATGATTTCTTTTTTGACATTCCCAAATAATTCTTTCTGTGCCTCTTAATGTGCCAACTATGGCACATGGTTTATCTGTCCACTTATTCATATCAAAACTAGGCCACTCGCCGACTTCAAATTGACCAATATTATATTTTGAATTTTTGTGTAAAATACCATTAACACTTTCTACAAGTGCTTTGACGAATACATCTTTACCTGTGTTTGTGTTAAATCCCTCTATCATTTTAACCTTATTTGAAAACACTCCGAATAATATTTGTACCAATTAGTTGAGTAATCGCATTTTTCATATTCTGAAAACCATGGACCGCCCTCTGTAAAATGTACATTCTTAATATCATCTTTTTGTTCATACTCACCAGCTAACCAGTTCCACTCTAATGGTAAATCACCAATTAAATCTTCACTTTCTAACCATTTATATTGGTGTAGTTCTAAACCACTTGCCTTATTTACATAATCAGGTGTTAATGTTGTACACTTCTTACAATTCATTAACATGAAACTAGACCAGTTCTTTTTAGGGTAAACTGTTTGTACTTGATTTAGAAACTTTACTTTACTCTTTGGTGTATAATCATGTTTACAAACTTGAACGGCATACTTATCATCACGCAATCGCCATAGTTCAGCAATGTCGGCCTCCATAAGCATATCACAATCCATAAACAATGCCCAACCTTGATAATTCATAAGGTGTGGTATAATAAACCTACTAAAAGAAAACTCTGTACTAGACAAACTGTTTCTTTCTCTTACAAAATCATCTTTAATATTATTTAAATATATCGGTGTAATAGCAACTGGTTTAGTTGAGTTCTTTAATATACTATATGATAATACATTAAAAGAAACTTTTTCTTTACTATCGTACCCTATAAAAACATTAATCATTCATAACTTCCTTTCTTATTGCTTAGTGACGCATTTTCTCCACTAAACCCCTCTATTTTTCTTTGTGTGCCTTTTGTATGGTCGTAAATTGGTCCTAAACAAGACCTAGCTTGTACATGACCTTTACCACCATCACCTATATTATAATTGTTTACGCCTTTTGCTTCAAACTCTTTTCTTACATGGTCCCAAATATAACTATCGTGCCACTCAATAAGATTAAACAATTTATCTTTATCGTACATTTCTTTCATAGCTCTTGCATAGTTTTTAGTTTCAGGATGTTGCATATTAAAACCTAAAAAACCACACTCACTATATTGACTGCCTCTACCTAGATATGTCATCATACAATTATCCCTATGAATGTGTTTTTTAACCCAATCTGCGGCAATAGGTTTATGAAACACACTATCTGCGTCAATGCCCATAATAAAATCACTTTCTGTATCATTAATTACAGCATGAGTATAAGCATATACTTTATAACTAAAACGGCAAGCGTCCCTTAAAAAGTCTTTATGAGGCCTATGTTTGTTTCTGTCAATAAACTCTTTACATTCTGGCACTAAATCAAAAAAATCTTTATCTTCATTATAAACTGTTAAAGGAAAGTTCCAATGTCTTTTGAATGACAATTCAAATCTATAAGCGTATTCTTTAAATAACTTTTGATTCCATGTTGTTACAACTCTTATTTTCATATCTGTACCTGATAAACTTTCTTCCAAACTGCAAAATTCAAAATGATAAACAGTTCTTTTTGTGACAATAAACCAATCTCTGCTTTACGATTTGAGTTTGGTTGAGCGTGTATTTTATTATTTAAATATTTGTTTTCAATATCATCTTCATTATATTCAAACAAGTCTTGTAATTCTTTATCTCTTAATATTTCTCTTATGTAATCTTTTAATACACCATTGTCTGGTGCTGGTGATATTCTATTTCCAATCAATATTTCATCTGTAGGAAATCGCCAACCTGTTTTTACATGATTTAAAATATTATCAGGCAATCTATTTTTAAAAGCTTGTTTTTGTAAAAACTTATTATTTACTAAAGGTTTTTTTAAAAATTGTTTTGTTACCTTTAATTCACCAGGTATTGCTCTAACATAATCTCTGATACATTTATTCATGTATGGAAATCTTCCTTCCATACTAAATGCCATACCTAATTTATCGTTTCTAATTAAAAAATCTTCAGCTAAACTATTTAAACATTCAATATACATAAAATCATTTATCTTATCGCCTGTCATTGGTGTTGTGGGCAACCAATCATTTAAATAATCCATCATATCATCTATTGTGCAATTTAATTCTGGATTTCTTAACTCTCTATTATTTCTACTTAAAGCAATAAGTTTATCTCGCCAATCACCACCTTTTGCACCTATTTTATGATGTTTATAACCACCAAACAATTCATCACCACCATCACCAGCTAAGGTAACTGTAATATTGTTTTGTGCTATAAATTTATTTGTGTTGTAATATGTGGGAAAAGATTTACCTTGTCGTGGTTCTTCTAACGCATAAAAGGTATCTTCTAATGCGTCAACATAATCTTGTTGAGATTGTCTTACTGTATTATTAAATACTTCAAATCTTTCTGCAAGACCTTTTGCTAAATCACTATCTTGGTTTAATCTACTTTTAGGGTCAATTAATTCAAATTCAGAGGTAAAGGTATTTGGTTTTACCCCCAACTCTTTCATCTCATAAAGTATGGATGTGCTATCAATACCACCAGATAAAAATAAACCAATGTTTCTTCTACCCATTAAGGTTTGTTCTACAGCCTGATTTACTCTATCTCTTATTTCGTGTGTGTGATGGTATGTGTATTTGTAATTATTTAAGTTTCTTTGATTAATTACATTATTTTCAATTACATCATAAGTTCTAACTTCACCTGGCACCAATTTCTGTATGCCTTCAAATAGTGTTAGATAGCCTGAATTATAACCTGCTTTTTGATAATGTGCAAATGCTGGTTTACATAACTTTCTTTCAAAACCTATTTCTAATAGTGCTTTGATTTCTGAAGAAAAACATATATTAAATTGTTTATCAAAACCATAATAAACTGGTTTTGTGCCATTTGAATCTCTAGCTAATATTAATTGTTTTTCTTTTTTAAAATAGATTGCAAGACCAAACATTCCATCTAGTTTATCTAAAAAGGCGTCACCATATTTTTCAACACCTCTTGCAATGACTTCGGTATCTGTATTGGTAGTTAATTCAAACTCTGCGCCTAGTTCTTTGTAGTTATAGATTTCACCATTAAATACTACGATTAAATTGTTATGATTCCAAGGTTGTATTGATTCTGTAGGTTCATCTACAATAGATAATAGATTGTGGCCTAGAGTTACAAACTCATCATGCCAAGTTCCACGGCCGTCTGGTCCTCTATGGTGTGACTTTGCCACCATATTCATAACCATACTTACATCTTTTTTAAATATGCCGTGTATAGCACACATCTAATCACTCCATTTTGTAAATACTGTTTCTTTTTTATTATTACCTCGTCTTTGATATCCTATACGAGCTAAAATTTTTACAATTTCATCATGGTAACTTTGTTCTTGTGGATTTCTACAAGGCAATTCTAATACTACAACTGCATTATGATTTTCTAACAGTTTTAATCCACCGTTTATTATTTCTTTTTCATGTTCTTGGCAATCAACTTTGATAAAGTCTATGTTTTGATTATCAAACTCTGTAATATAATCATCTAACATTTTTACATCTGTATATGTCGTATTTAAAACATTGTCTTCCAAATGTCTTTTTGAATTACCATGAGTTACACCGTGAGAATTTAAGCTTACATTACCACTTTCATCTGGACTTGCAAATAGTGTGGCATTTTCTTCTTGGTGGTCTGATAATGCTAATTCTTCTAATTGCCAATTTGAAAAGTCTTTCATGTTTTCTCTATAACAAGCCACATTTTCTGGATGTGGTTCAAATGCCCATACTGATTTAAATTTTCTACATAAATCTTGTGACCAAAAACCAATATTACCACCTATGTCTAGTGCTACATTCCAATTTTTAACAAAACTTAATGAATAATCTCTTTGTGGTTTTTGATATTCCCACTTACCATCAAACTCTTTTAACATTTTTTCGTAATGGTTATCCCATTCAGGCAATTGCCAGCCTTTTACATCTTTCATATTATCTCCTTAAAACATAATTAGTTTCAGTATCACTAAGCTTATAAGTCATACTTTCATCTATCTTAAATCCTTTATCTAATAAAGGTTTTAAAGTATCTGTTGTTGTTACTTCTACAAGCATTGTCTTTACATTTTCTAATGATGTATTCATACCTGCAATTACTTTAGCCTCTAAACCATCAACATCTATTTTAATATGATGTGGTTTAACTCTCGTATAATCTAATTTAAAACCAGCTACATAATGTTTTACTCTTTCATCTTCCATACCAAAATCGTTATGTGATTGTGCTGGTACGATAGATAACATAGCAAGTTCATCAACACTATTCTTATCCATTACAGCAAAAGGATATGCCTTAACATTGTTAAACTCATTGATATATATGTTTGTTACTAACTCTGCAAAATTACCAGCGTGTGGTTCAAATGCGTGTACAGTAATACCTTTCTTAGCTGCATATAAAGTATATACGCCAATGTTAGCACCTATGTCAACAAGTATTTCATTTTTTTTAAAACTATTAATCCACTCTAATGTTTTTGGTTCTTTTGTAAAAAAGGTATTCATTCTTTTATTGATAAGTCTATTGTCTTTATCATATTTAAATTTAATACCTGCAACTTCTTTAATTGGAAATGTCCAATCTAATCTTGTTCTATCTTTATTCCAAACATTACTAATCATTTTTTAAAACCACCACATTAAATATCTGTCTGTTTAAATCACTTGTAACCTCTGTAACACCATGCCAACCAT